AGATGGCTCCATTAGTATGCCCACAAAGATAATTCTCCAGGGCGTAAGGAGTGATGATGCAACCTCCGATGAATGATATTAAATTCCTGAAGTCTATTCTAAATTATGACCCAGAGAGCGGCGTATTATCATGGAGAGAGCGAGAAGATGTTCCTAAGTGGTGGAACACTCGTTACGCAGGCAAGCAACCAACCAACACAGACAAGCTAGGCTATTTAAGGGTAAAGATAAGTTATAAGGAGTGGTCTGGCTATGTGTCAGTACACCGAGTTTGTTTTCTTCTTCATTATGGCTATTTACCCGATATGGTTGACCATATTAATGGCGACATAAAGGATAATAGAGCAAGCAATCTTCGAGCGACAGACCCCCAGAAAAATGCATGGAACCGCAAAGGTAATGACGGTACTAGAACAGGCTATAAAGGTGTTCATGCAATCAAAGACAGAAATGGTGGTTTCTGTGGCTATACCGCCCACATTGGGCATAAAGGCGAGCGTGAATATCTTGGCTTCTTTAAAACGGCTGAAGAAGCAGGGGCCGCATACTACGACAGAGAACAATCATTGAGAGGTTCCTATGTCAGAGATTACCGCTAAAGTTAAACTGCCAGACAAATTGATTCCCGTGTTTGAGGGGGTGGCACGTTACCGCGGCGCTTATGGAGGTCGCGGTTCCATACCGCAAAAACAAGAAGTTTTGCCCTAATGACTGCAATTATGGGTTATGAATTTTCCAGAGCTGGCATGAAAGGTCAGATACTCTGTGGCCGTGAATTCATGAACTCATTAGAAGATAGTTCATTCTATGAAGTTAAATCAGCTATTGAGGAGACTCCGTGGTTAAATGAATTTTATGATTGTGGCGACAAATACATCAGGACAAAAGACAAGAAAATTACTTATACTTTCTCAGGATTGCGTCATTCAATAGACTCCATTAAGTCAAAATCAAGAATACTGCTCGCATGGATAGATGAGGCTGAACAAGTTTCAGATGCGGCATGGCTCAAACTTATTCCTACCGTCCGTGAAGAAGGCTCCGAGATTTGGGTGACATGGAATCCCGAACTCAAGAACTCTGCTACTGATACACGTTTTAGAAAGCAAGTTGATGACAGTATGAAAATTGTCGAGTTAAATTATCGTGATAACCCGTGGTTTCCATCAGTGTTAGAAGAAGAGCGTAAGCGAGACAAAGTAAATAACCCAGAGCTATATGACCATATCTGGGAAGGGAAATATCTGGAGTATCGCAAAGGGACTTACTTTAAAGAGCAGATACAGAAAGCTGAAGAAGAAGGACGTATCATTAATCTACCGATATTAGATTCACAGCCTTGTCTGACCTTCTGGGACATTGGTAATTCAGACGGTACAGCCATCTGGGTGGTTCAGCGTATCGGCAAAGAGTTCAGGTTAATCAATTTCTATGAAGCATGGGGTAAACCCTACTCTCATGCAGTCAAGTGGCTACAGGACACTGGTTACATCTTTGAGGCAATGTTCTTACCCCATGATGCCAGCCACGAACGACAGGGAAAGCACAATAATAAATCCCCCCAGACCATGCTAGAAGAACTTATGCCATCACTGAGCTGGGAGATAGTGCCTCGTATCGCTGATATAAATTGGGGCATACAGCAGGTAAGAGACGTTTTCCCAATGTTGTGGTTTAATAAGCAATGTATTGAGGGTATTGACCATATTAAGGCCTATAAACGGAAATGGTCTGAGAATGAGCGCAGATGGCTGGACAGACCCGATAAGTCAGAGGGGCACAGTGAGGCCGCTGATGCCTTAAGACAGCTTGCACAGGCTTACAGCAACGGCCAGCTAGATATCGCACCGGTCAGGGAGCGCAAACAAAATTATAGAGGAGCATCCGGATGGATGATGTAGTTGAAAAAGCACTCAAACAGTTCAAAGCCTCACAAGACGCTTGGGCTGAGATTCATCAGGAGGCAGAGGATGATATCCGGTTTGCCAGATTAGGTGAGCAATGGCCTGAGGATATTAAAAACGCCAGAGAGCTGGAAGGCAAACCCACTCTAGTTATTAATCGACTCCCCTCATTTATTAGAAACGTGGTGAATGATGCTCGTATGTCATCACCCTCCATCAAGGTTTTCCCCGTAGATGACTACTCAGACCCAAAAACGGCTGAAGTCATTAATGGCATTATTCGTAATATTGAAGCGAACAGTAATTCAGAGGCCGCTTATGATAAAGCCTTGGAAGATGCTGTTACTTGTTCGATAGGTTTTTTCCGTATCGATATCGACTATGCGTATGAAGACAGCTTCGACCTGGACTGCACTATTAACCGGATATTTAATCCCCTGTCCGTTTATCCTGATGCCAATACGACTGCCGTGGATGGCGCTGACTGGGAATATTGCTTCGTTATTGAAGTAATGACCCATGATGAATTTAAACGTACCTATCCTGATGCTGAACCACTGGATTTTCATGAAAGTGATAATGTCAATGGTTGGGTGACAGAGGATGAGGTGACGGTTGCTGAATATTGGCTTAGAGAAGAAGTAGAGACAGAATTTCTACTTATGGCAACTGGTGAGACAATCTGCACAGAGACGTATGAAGAAGACCCTATCTGGCAGACCATTCCCATAGCGAATCGCAGAAAGGGTAAGAAGCACACAGTTAAACAGCGAATCATTAACGCACAGGAAGTTTTAGAAGAAAAAGACTTTCCCTCTCGCTATATCCCAATTATTCCCTGCTATGGTGATGAAGTAGTCGTAGGCGGGGACAGGAAATTTTTATCATTAGTCAGACAGGCCAAAGATGCCCAGAAAAACTACAATTACTGGAGGTCATCGGCAACAGGTAAGGTCGCCCTGGCAACCAAAGCCCCGTGGATTGGTGAAGAAGGCGCTTTCGATAAAGACCCCAATTGGGACACCGCCAATACAGTAGACCATCCGTATCTACAGTACAAGAAGAACTCTCCAATGCCCCAGCAGATACCCAATAGTATGGCTGATGCCGGCTCTATTCAGGAGGCATTAAGCGCTAGTGACGATTTAAAGGATATCATGGGCATACAAAATGCCAGCCTTGGTATTGCCTCTAATGAGACATCAGGCAAAGCGATTATAGCCAGACAGAAAGAGGGCGATATTAATACCTTCCACTATATCGATAATTTAAAGCGCTCCATTAAATACGCTGGTAAGATTTTACTCGATATTATCCCCAAGATTTACGACAGACCCAGGGTATTGCGGATTATTGGTTATGATGGCGAGCCGGACACTGTTAGGGTTAATGAGGAATATGGTGAGGGCGAGCACAAGAAGATTATCGACATTACCAAGGGTAAGTATGACCTCGTAGTCAAGACGGGCGCTAATCAGAACACACAGCGACAGGAAGCCGCAGAACAGATGATGACCATGTTAAAGTCATTCCCTGATGCCGCTCCTTATGTCGGGGATTTATTAGCCAAATCCTTAGACTGGGTTCATGCTGATGAGATTGCCAAGCGCATGAAGATGTTGCTACCCCCTGAAGTTCGGGCAATGGATGAAATGGAAGATATCCCCCCAGAGATTCAGCCGGTACTAAGCCAAATGCAAAACCAGTTACAGCAGTATGACCAGCTTATTCAGCAAGGACAGGCAGTTCTCATGGAAAAGGATAAGGAAATTGAGCAACTCCAGATGCAGAGTCAATCCAAATCGCAAGAGCTACAATTAAAAGAAATGGACTCACAACGAGACTTTCAGGCCAAGATGGCTAAAATAGAAGCAGATAAGGAAATGACGGCTTATAAAGAGTCCCAGGAGAATAAACGCATGTTACTGGATGAAATGGCGAATTATTTAAGGGATTATGTGGACAATACACGCTCACAACAAAATGAGATGGTCAGTAATCTCAGTGGTGAGATGGCCGCTAAAGTTGAACAGCTTGGTGGTATTGTCGAGCAGTTAGTACAAAACACACGCAGTAAAGAAATATCTATACAGGCTCCCAGCGGCGGTACTTATCAGGGTATCGTTGAAGATGGCGAGGTAACAATTATCGCTCCTTCTGGGGCTGAATATACAGGAGAAATTCACTAATGGCAGTTAATGACGTAGTAGTGTTTGAAGAAGCACTCGAATATTTATTAGATGGCGGCTTTGAATCGGCTGATGTCATCAAGTGCGCTATTTGCGACAACACCACAACCCCGACAGCCGACTTTGCAACCCCGACATTAAGTGACTTTACTGAGGTTACCGATGCGGGCACTTATACCGCTGGCGGTACTTCATTGGGCACTCTGGGAGACGCTGTCACAGAGGCGGCAGGCGTGATGAAGTTTGATTCGGCCACTAATCCAACATGGGCAGCTGATGCCGCTAATGATACGGATGCCTTTTGGGGTATTATTTATAATGATACCGATGCGACTGACCGAGCAATTGCTTATGTTGATTTGGGTGGGGGTGTTGATATGTCAGCAGGCTCATTAACAATCACGTGGAACGCATCTGGTATTTTCACTATAACCGCTTCATAAGGGGTAAATCATGGCAACCTATACAGAATTAAGAAGTTTATTTAGTTACGATGTTTTATTAAATAAAGTTGAGGTAGCGATTGTGATTGCCGCTAACGATTTAGCTGGCGGCACACCAACAACAGCGGAGAAGGCGTGGATTGAGGCGGTATTTTCTAGTCCACGAGTCGAAGCTAAAAAAGCATTAATGGCAGTATTAGCTGAAAATTCAGGCGCTACAGTAGCAACCATTCAGGGCGCATCTGATGCGAATATACAGACGAACGTTAATGGCATTGTATCTATCCTAGTGGATGCGAAGGCAGGTGTGTAATGGCTAACGAAGTCTATATAGCAAGTGGAACACAGCTTGTTGCTGAAACAGATTTTGACCTTGATTTGGCTAATGGTGGAACGGGTGTCTCTGATACAGAAACAATGATATCTGAACAGATAGATTTGGGCGAATCACCTCGTGCATACATATATGAAATAAGCGCAGAAATAAAGTGTGGCACAACGCCAGACCAATATGGTACTGCTGATTTTTATATTGCTGAAGCACCAGATGATGATGCTACGCAGATAGCTGGGTTAGTAGCTAATACAGAAGCCTTGTCTACAGATACTGATATTACTAAAAATCTTAAGTATGTCGGCTCACTAACGGCTGAATCCGGTGCGGCATCTGAGGTAATGGTTAAAACAATGTTATTCCAGACATACTCAAGGTATATTTCGATTGCTGTAACTAACAATACTGGTGCTGACTTTAGTACGACCACAGCAGACCATAGTATTATATTGACACCTAAAGCACAGCAAGGGCAATAACCATGCCAATAACTAAAG